GTATTTTTATAGTACGTAGTATGATTACCAAGAATCATGTGTACATCATACTTTTCAAGTCTGTCAAAATAATTTGTTTTAATCCGATTAAGAGTATTAAAATCCACAGACTTTCTGTTATCAAATGTGTCACCAAGATCAAAGACTGTAGTGATACCTTCTTTTTCAAGAGTAGGAAAAAATATTTCGTCATAAAATTTTTGCCAGTAATTCCAGAACGGAAGAGAACCCTTACGTCCATCTAAATGCTGATCTGTTATAAGTGCTATCTTCATTTGATAAAATTATGTTTTGATGTGCTGCTCTTTGTTCTATTATGAATGACAATAAATCTATCGGCAGCAAATGTACCTGCTAAACAAACATCAATCTCGTCACCATCTTCCCAATTAATGTCACCATTCATTTTAGTATGAAGCATTGCTTCTTGTATCTGATCAATAATTTCTTGTGTTAATTTCATTTGCCTTTTGGATAGTTTGTAACATCAACTCCAATGTTACCAGAAAATATAACTCTATTATCTGAGTTGTTTTTTGGAACAAAATGATAAACCCATGAGGGAAATATAACAACTCTATTTTGTTCTGGTTGTATAGCAGCTTTAGATGTTGTGAATACTAATGGTGCTGAATTAGGTGGTGATTTTACGAAGTAAACAAATGACCACACTTGAGGATAATGAGCATGATTATCAGTATAGTTACCTTTATAATAATCAGCAAACCAAGAATCAACTAACTCATATTTGGTGTTAGGAGTATTAGTTACTTCTGCGATAATCTCTTTAATCCAATTCGTGAGTTTATTTGTTGTTGGAGTGCGAACATACCAACCAGTCATCTTTGCCTTAACATTGGTTTTATTTGTGTTAGGATAAGATTGTTTCTTTGCGTCCTTAATCATTTGTTCGTTAATGTTAAGGGGACAAATACCAGAAAAAATTGGAAGATTCTCTGTAACTTGAGCTTGATCAATAATATTTTTTGTTGATTTCATGTAATGTCAACTCCAATGTTGCCAGATATACTTATTCTTTCTTCTTCGCTATTATAAAAAGGATATACAGTATGATGTAATTCTGAAGGAAAAAATAAAATTGTTCCTTCCACTTCTTTAGACATTTCATACACAGATTGTTCCATCCCACCAAGTATATTTTGATAATTAAAACAAAAATTTGAAATTACAGATTTATCATTGGTATTTTTTGCAATTGGAAGTTCACTTTGATCTTTATATTCTGTAGGAATTTTCATCCAAATGACAAAACTATAAACACCAATATGATTATGTACAGGATTAAATTCACATTGTTTTTGATAATTAACCCACATACTTGAGAGGTAAAAAGGAAACGTGTGAGATTTTTTACGATTTACAGGTATCCTTATTCCAAGATTTGAGATTTTATTCTCATAAGTCATTCCTAATTTTGATAAGACATTTGAAAAAAACCAATTATCCTTATCTTCAATTTCATAAGAGGAACTAATTTGACCAACAAGAGTGTGTTTGATGTCTTTTCCTTTATCATCTATGCATTGCCAAAGAAAATCTATTTCCTTTTTATCCAATTTTGATTGAAGCCATCCAATCTTATTAGGAATAACAGGTGTTATTGTGTTCATTTATCAGGTTGTATACCGTATGGTGTTAAGTCATAGTAAGGTATTTCTAATGGTTCACCCTTGCGAGGTGTTGGTTTTCCTATCTTGTCTAAGATCTCAGCAGGAATCTTTTTCATAGTGATGTCATAGGGTATAGGTGCATTTGCTACACATACCCTAATACATTCCCATTGTTCCTCAGTAAAAAAATTATTGTGATACATTAATCTTCGTGATCATCCCATTGATCGGTAAGACCTTCGTTATTAAAGAATGCTCTATAGACCCCATACCCTGATAGTAACACTAAGATTACTAAGAGTGATATACCAAAAGTAATGTTTGGATCTGCATTGTAGTGAGGTACAATTGCATTACATTTAGTCCATGTGCCTGGTAGTGTGTACACAGGAGGACAAGAAAGTAACAAGTCTTTTATAGCGTACATTTCACTTCCTATCATTCGTTAGATCTCCATTCTTTTCTCATTTTAACATATGTATCAGATTTTGCAACAATGTCTCTAACTTTCTTAAATATTTTAGCAGACTTAGCAAAATGACAAGTAGCATGATCTTCTTCTTGGGGTATTACATTACCTTCTTCATCATACTTTTTACCATCTCTATGATTGGCATATCTCCTTGACCTAGTAAATCCCATCTCAAGAAACTTACGACACATATCCATACCAATAAAATCTTCTTCATCACGATAGTCAAGATACATGGCAAAGATTTTGTTAGATGATTTTACTGCAATCTCTGGAGTCTTAAATCTCCAATGAGCACATATATCGTCAGTATAAGGGCGAACCAATAGAACTCCTTGCTCTCCCCTTCCAATACGATAAAGTTTACGAGTTTCCTCGTCTGTAAAATCAAGTTCTTTATAGTTGAGGTCATAATCAAATTCTTTCATTCGCCAATAGTATGGATAACAGGGTTTTCATTTTTTAATACATCATATAATTGTTTATCTTCTGCTGTAGATACAGGAATAAACTCTGTCTCAGCATTAAAACCTTCATATCTATGTGCCTGATTGATTACAATAGAACCATTTTTTCCTGATGTAGACCTGTGGTATGTACCTCTTGGTAAAAATAATGCACCACTCTGTCTTCTTAAATGTATTATATGATAAGGACATTTAAAATCATAGTTGACTATCTCAAAAGTTCTCTCACCATTAATGACTCTGTTGTAATCATCTTGATAACGATGTATATAAAATTGCTTACCTCCTACACAGTCAGGTGGAGGTGAGACAGCAGCACCTTCATGCACCACAAGATCTGTAGCATTACATTCTTCTACAGATATGTCATAAAAGGTAACATCATCTGTTTCTTTAAACACACGATGCTTTCTAAAAATTATACTACTCATTAAAATCCTTTAGGTTTTTTCTTTGGTTTATCCAATACATGTACAACTGCATCAAATTTTGGTAAATGATTATTATTCCACCACCACTCTTGAACCTCGTCATATGATTCTACCACAAAAGATTTGTTTTGACAAACAATTTTATAATGATGACGATCATAAGGTTCGTTACTTGTTTGTTTAAAAATTTTAGTCATACCCACTCTGGTTTGCGTGATGGGTCACGAAGATAGTTAGCAGCAACCCAAGGTTTAGATGCAATGTAGCGTTTGTATGCAGTGAAGATGTCAATACTTGTATCGTGCTTGAACTCATCAGGACCTGCAAATACAAACATGTGAGAATGCTCTCTGACATGTCTGATGTATTGGAATGGAAAGATTTTCTCTGCATGTAGAATAGTGAATTCACAACTATGCACCTTACCATATCTGTGTGTATATTCTTTGCACAATGCTAGACCATGACGAATTAACCACGACCAGTTCTGTTGTGCCCAGAGGGTACAAGGATGATTACGGAACGCACCCTTGTCTGTTTTGTATGGTGTACCATCTAACTTAGGTAACTCGCCAATACCATGACCCCACTTCTTAGATGCTACGATAGATAACATTTGACATGTCTCTAGTGGCATCTTGACAATATGTTTGTCAGGTAATACTTGTGCTGACTTGATAGGATCAGGGTCAGTAACAAAAATGTTCATAATATAATAGGTCTTGTCTTAATAAAATATGCTGCCCTAATACTAGGATAGCATTCTCTCATCTTTTTGACAACAGCTAATTGTATTTCAATCACAGAGTTCATCAGTATCGCTTATGTCATCATATGTAAGGGTGCTTCCTCCATATGTTTTATATGCTTCTAGATCTGAGTAAACCTCAGATTCTAACTCGGCGGTTATGTCTTTGAGTTGTGTTATAATTTCTTTTAATTTTTCTTTGTTCATCTTCCTTCTCTGGATCTATTTCTTATTGTAATATGATTTCCTTCAATTGCAAACTCTAGATAATCTACATGATCCCATCCAAGTTCTGCATATAAGTCATCTAGTTTTTTCATATCTTCCCAGAGATCGGTGGGAGTAGGTTCACCCCAAAATGGATTATCGTCAGGATTCATTAGCGATTCATTTTGATTTCTATGTTCTCTTTAATACTTCCCATATCAGATGAAGAAGCATTCATTCCTTGCATATCACCAGTATATGAATCAGTGTGCATTACCTCATCATAACCTGACTTCTCAAGAATCTTATTTTTAATTTCCATTTGCTTTTTCTCTTTCTGAATACGTCTGAGAAAAGCATAGTATATAATTTGCGTAAAGTAAGCAAATGGATTGGAGGATTTTTCTGGATTGAAATTATCTATGTATTGTAAACAATTCTCTATACCATCACATATCATATCCTCACGAAACATATAGTTTACAAAGTTTGGTTTATATGATAAGTGTGTAGCAATCTTCAAGAAACATTCTCCTATGTAATTAGGAACACGAGGTCTTGCTGCTCCATCGTCACGTGCCTTTAAGACAGAATTACGATAGACAGTAATTGCTGCTAGAAACTCTTTGTTATTGACATAATATTCTGTCTTCTTTCTCATTCTAGGCATTTCTGTTATCCTTATTGTAGGGGAAACGAACACAATTGTCAAGGGGGGGTTGACAAGTGTTTAAAAAAGCAGTAGACTAACTCTGTCAAGGGTTAAAGGGGGGTCTAGCTTCTTTTATATAAGTTCTCTAGAGTCTCTTTAGTTTTATTCACGGAACCTAAACTACCCATATCCCGTGTAAATTTTTGAGGTGTTGAAGCTTCTTTAAACTGTGTTAATTCTATATGCTGTCTTTGAACAGTAATATTGTAAAAGTTTTTTATATTATCGTCTTCTACTTCAGTCATTGTAATAATATGTTTTTTAGGAAGAACAAATGTATGATCAAAAGTAGAAGTAATCCATTCAGTTAAAGCAAAACCTCCGACTCTAAGATTTTTGTTAGTAGTATTTACCTTGGTAACCTCCATAGGACTATCAAGCACTAGACTATCATCATCAGGCATGTAAGAAACTTTTGATATAAGTTCCTCTCCAGTAGTAAGTTTAATTGTAGCGATAAAATCTTCTTCCATTAACTTGCTTTTAAATTTATCTTAATGACCTCATACTTAAAATTCTCTTCGTTGTATATAGTTACCCTTTCATTGAGATGTTTTATGGTATAATTCTGACCTCCGATATCATCAGCGATATCATACAGTGTTGCTATACTTTTTCCCTCTCCTTTACGTAATACCCTACCGATTGATTGTAAGTTTCGGATGCGGGATTTAGATGGCGATGCAAAGATGATGTTATGAAGACGTTTAATGTTAATTCCAGTTGAGAATGTGCCGTAACTGGCAACAATGACTGCATTTTCTTCCTCCTCTGTGATCAAACGAACCTCTTCACGGTCTACAACTTCAGTGCCACCATGTACAAAGAAAACTTTTCTATCTTCTTTGACATTATTATTTATTAGATCATATAAAGGTTCTCCATGCTTTTCTACATAGTTAAATAGCACTAGAGTATTACCTTCCAGATCTCTTACTAAATTTTTAATTAGATTGTTTCTACCTTTATTCTCAACCAGATAATCTATCTCATCATGATATGTTTCAAAATGTTGAGGAGAGTGTTTACACAGTAGTATTTTAATCCTAAATTTAGATAGGTAACCTGACTTGATAAGATCATCTGTCTTAGTTACTTGATCACAAGATCCAAAAAGACCTTCAAGCACCCACTTGTGAGTCTTAGATCCGTCTAGTGTTCCAGTAAATCCAAACCTATACTTAGCATTATGCAACTTAGTCATGATGCCAGTCAGTGATTTACTCTTAAATAGATGTGCTTCATCACCGATAACACAATCTATGTCATCAAAATATCTTTTAGGGAACTTGTAAATAGATTGCCAAGTAGATATAATGATATTTTTATCTGTATTTTTATCTTTACCACCATAGATCTTATGAACAAAGTCGTCAGCATTCCACCCGTAAGAAATAAAATCATTGACCATCTGCTCAACGAGGGATGTAGTTGGGACGACTATAAGTATCTTCTTTGCGGTGGCAGCATAGTATCTGACTATGGAGTAGATCATCAAAGATTTCCCAGATCCCGTAGGAGAAAGTAACAACTTACGATTATTTTTTATAGCCTCGTAGACTGCCTTGTACTGGTAGACACGAGGTTTTATATTGCAAACCTTATCCATAAAGGTTTTAACACCTGCTGGTGATACAAACTTATTCTCTTCATGTATATCACCATACCATTCACTAGTCTCATATTCTATCTGGTATTGTTTCTCATGTGCCCATGTATGAAGATGTTCTGTTAGACCATGATATAATGCACCAGTAGCAGGTGAATATAATTGTATAGTACCATCCCAGTGTCTATACCTAGGATTCTTTTTTAAATATTTTGCTTCGGGAACTTCAAACGTAAAGTAATCTGCTAGTTCTCTATGAACATATTCTTCTGGAGAATGAACAGTAACGTATACTTCATTCTTCTTTTTGACTAGGAGGTGTGTCATTACTGTCCATTGATAAATTTCTCCCACTCAATAGCACTCTTGACTTGGAATCCTCTGTTTGATATTTGTTTCATTACCTGATCTAACCAATAAAGCATTTGATCTAGGTATTTAATTTTCGCTTCTAGGTTAATGATCTCATCATCAGACTCTAGATATACTTTCATCTTTTCAGATGTCTTGATACTATTGCCAAAAGGTTTCTCGGCATATACTCTTGCGTCAGCTTCTCCTCCATAGTACTCACGTTTTTCTTTAACAAGTTTGCGAACTTCAAATTCAAGTGAGGTTTTAATCTGAGATATATCGGTATAGTGGTTTAAGTATTTATTATGGCAAAAAGGAATGTCAAGTGCGATCTGTCCTAAGTCAGCACTGTATTGTTTATTTTTAAACTGAAAATCTACGTGACTATCTTCTGTCCACTCTGTTCTCAGTTTTTCAAATTTATTACGAAGAGTTTCAAAATTCATTCAAATGGTCTCATTCTTTCATCAAGTATATCGTACTTTTCATACTTAAACGTAACGTCAGCAAGTAGGTAGTCTATATCTCCTACTGTAGCATCAAACGGTACTCCTGACAAGCTTACTGGAAATAAATTTGTAAATTCTACTACGTGATTTACATTGGAATGAGAGGTAAGAATAAATAACCTACCATTAGAATATAAATCTGGAGTGCCTTCAGCAGTTCTAGAATCAGCAAGTCCATAAGTTCTGATCCAATTATGAATAGAGTAATAATTTTTTAACTCTTCGTCTATCATAAAACGAACAGATAGATCACCAAAAGATACTCCACCACTAGGAGCAATAGGTACACCTCTGAAGGGTGTTTGTACCTCAGCAAATGGCATGGATATATCTGGTATGGAAGCGGACTGACAGAAAAAATCTACACCATGAAATAACTGTAGATCTAATTTAAAACCTACAGGTATCAAAAAATTTCTATTCTTTGGTTGCTCGTTATACCAAGTGGCAGCCATGATTACTTCCTAGTTACTATTATTTAGTGTACCACCAGTAAGGACCTTCGCCAGGACCTCCTGTATAATCATCGTCATCATCATCCCACGTAATATTGATGTTAGGTGGTTTTCTTTTCTTCCAAGTCTTTACTGTAATAATTGTAGCAACTGTTGCAGCAGATACTATGGGTGAAGCAAAGAGTAGTATCTTTTGTAACATCAGCTCCAGTATTCGTCTAATATGTCTAGTACATTATTTAGTATCATCTGGGCAGCTGCTCTTTCGTTTTCATCCCAATGTGGATACCATTGATGGCGATGCAATCCGTCTTTCATACGTAATATCTTTGCAGTCATTTGTACTTTATCCAATCTACCATTCATATCATACTAGAGTTTGTATTATTATATCATGCCTAATAAAAAAAGGGAACCCGTAGGTTCCCTTTTGATAACATATGTAGTTGTATTACATAAGGTTCGCAACACGAACACGTCTGTAGTACTGGTTAAGACCTGCACCGAGTGCTTCAGCATCAGGTGTACCGTTCGCTTTAACAACGAATGGGTTAGCAACCATACCATAACGTGTCTTAAATCCAATTTTTGGCTGGAATGTGTCAGGACCAATTGATCTGACCATTTGTAGGGGAACGTAAGGACAATAGAAGAGTCCAGCGTCATAAGGTGATGTACCTTTGTATCCTACAACGTAGTAGTGAGTGTCACTTACGTTAGCAGAGAAAGGATCAACAAATACCTTAATACGTCCGTTGATTGTTCCAACAAGTAGATTACCTGTGTCATCAACTTCACCGATGGAAGGACCACCAGCACCAGTTAAACCAGAAGAGTAGTCTAGAGTACCAGACATAGCAAGAGCACTAGCAACATCAGCAGATGTGATGATGAAGTTACCCTTTCCTCTACGAGTTTGCTGTGCGATTGCGTTAGCATCTCTTTCTACTTGGAACATCAGTCCTTTGAATTTTTCAACTGACCATCTTCCATTTGAATCAACGTCAAGGTCAAATACACCTTGGTTTGCTACGTTGTTCTGTGCTCCAGACTTAGCAACTGTGTAAACAGTTCTAACAACTTCTCTGTTGATTTCAGCAAGGATCTCACTAGACAAGATGTTAGCAAGTTCTTGCTCGGCATCTAATCCGTGGATTGCTTTCAAGTCTTGAGCAAGTTCTAATGTGTACTCAGCTTTTAGAGCTCTGGACTGTGCAGTCACAGAAGTCTTCTCAATGCTGAATGACATTTCTCTGAAGAGCTTGTTGCTTTCTCCTAAAGCTTCAGCATCTTCTCTTGCCATTGGCTTCTCACCACGTGCATAGTTACCTGCTGTTGTACCACCACCAGTAGCATCGTTAAGAAGACCTGGGTTAGAACCTGCAACAGGGTTTGCTGTATCGTATGCGTTAGCAGTAGCATCAAATCCAGCAGAGAAGTCATTGTCAGGCTCGTTGAATAGAGCTTCTGCTCCATCTCTTCCCTCAAAGTGTGACTTCATTGCGAAGATAAGACCTGTAGGTCCTGACATTGGTTGTACACCACAGATGTCGTATGCTACTAGGTTAGGCATAGCACGACGGATCAAGCTGATTAGAACAGGGTCAAATCCAGCTAGTCCACCAGTTTGAGTGGTTAGTCCGCTACCTGATAATCCACTAGCACCAATAGCACCAGATACGTTACCAGCAGAACCACCTGCTTCGTTGATCATTCCACGCTCTTCACGTAGGAATCTTTCTTGGTTTTCTAACAGAACAGCAGTAACTGCCTTTTTATAATTGTCTTTGATAGGCTCAGTGCCTTCGTGACTAAGAACAGGGTTCCACTTTTCTGTCAGAGCTTGTGCGTTAAACATTTGTTTAATTGCTCCGAATTTAAAGTTAAAGATAATTTATTTCCAACGAGCGAGTGCAGCAGTGTACGCATCCATTGCTGGAGTTGTTACTACTGTGTCTGCTCCCTCTACTGGAGTTTCATCAGCAACTTCTGAAGTTGCAGGTGCAGCTTTCTTTTCTGAGAAATATGCTTCCTTGAAGGTTGTTACCTTTTTAGTGAAGTCTTCTTCAGATACGAAGTCAACTGCTTCAGCAAGTTTGCTGAGTTTGTCCTTCTGAGTATCTGCCAATCCTTCTGACACAGTAGCCAGAATAGTAGTTCTTGCAGACTCATTTAGACGAGCTTGAAGTTTCACATTGGACTTGACCTGTTCGTCTAGTCTTTCTTCCATCTCACGAATTGATTCAGCCATACCTTCTACCACATCCACTTTCTCGTCTGGGATAGAAATGTAGTGCTCTTCAAAGAGACTCTTAAGACCTATCATAAAGTCTTCAGTAATCTCATTCTTTATACCACGATCAACAGCTAATTGATTCTCCTCAAGCCATTGAGTCACGGCGTAGTTTACAGTTCCGTTAACTTCTTCTGCGAGTTCTGACTGAGCAGCAAATATCTTCTCAGCAGCTTCGTTAGCGAAATGTTCTACAATCTTGTCATACTCTTCAGAAAGTTTTGCTTTGATTGCAGCTTCAAATATAGTTGTTGCTTTCTCGGCAAACTCTTCAGAGAGTTCTGTTCCCTCAAGGAGGGCGTTTACATCGTCAGATACATCCACAGATTCAAACGATGGTTTAATTGGATACTTCACATCAGGACCTTTAGAGGTTCCGTTTGTAACTTCAGCACCTAGGGAATTAGGACCTGCTTCATCACCTGGCTTTCCACTAGTTGATGTTGCACTGCTGTCCTGTGATACAGGTGCGGATGCTTTAGCACCAGGATTTTGCTCACCTTCACCTTTAGCAGCATGTAAAGGAGGAGATTGAGATCCACCAAGATCGTTTCTTGATTGTCCGCTAGCTACAGCCTCTGGAACTTTAGGATCAGAACCTGATGGTTCATCCTTTCCGCTTGACTTCTGCTGTGGATCACCCGAAACTTGAGTTGGTTCGGAACCAGTACCAGGAATTACAGTTGCTGTAACTGTTGGCATCGGATCCTGATATTCTTTGAGAACATCAGCCTGCTCGGTGGCGAATTCCTCAAACTTTTCGTTTAATGTATTTGACATCGTAAGTCTTCCCTGAAATTACTGTGAATAATCTATGTTTATTTAGTTAATTACAAACCTGAAAGGAAATCTTCAAACACTCTCAGTGTTCTTTCCTCTAGGTTTCTGCGTGTTGCGTTGTTCATGTAACTCTGATATTTAGCAACTTTAGTCTCCTTTAGTATGCCATTATCCCAAGCCCACTCTTTACCTTCCATGATACCATTGACAAAAGCATCAGGTGCGGAAGGATCAGCAACTATGTCAGCAGCAGTTGCTAACATGAAATCATCCATGACGACATTAACGTCTTCACGTTTGTCAATAGAACCCATACCTCTAGATGAAACACCTAATTTTACACCCTCACCTAGTAGAGATGATGCAATTTTACCCATCGGAGTATCTAGGATTTGTGCTTTACCTCTAAAGTTTGTACCATCTTCTTCAAGAGATACAATTCTATGAGAAACTCTATCCAGATTAACTGTAGGTCCGTCTGGATGTCCCAACTCACCAAGAGCACGTGATGTTTTAATGTACTCTTCGTTGTAACGATTAACTTCTTTCTGTAGAACTGAGAATGGATACATACGTCCATTACGGTTCTTTAGTTCTGATTGAAGAAATACTCCTTCTATGTACAATTTTTTACTATCACCTTTACCTTCGGTGATTACTTGTACATCTTCAATCGTTTCCGTTATCAGTTTCATCGGGCGTTTCCTCTGGGGGTTCTTGAAAATATGTCGCTGCTACTGTTTTTTTATATTGATCAACAGCGTCACTTGATCTTGCGTAAAGCAAATCTTGAAGTTTGTCAATAGCATCGGCACGTTTGTTATCAGCTATGGCTGATACAACATCCATTACTTCAGCTTCGGGATTTGCTTGATCAGTTTTGTTCTCTTCAGACATAATAATTAATTATTTAGTATTACTTGTAGGTGCAGGTTGAGATTTTGCCATTTGAAGTTGTTTTTTATGAGCATCATCCGCAGCTGCTTGGTCAAGTGCTGCTTGGTTATCTGCTTGCTGTGACTGGATTTCTGGAGCATACGCTGTGTTCATACGATCCATCTGATCTAGTTGAGTCACATCAATAGGATCCATAGCAAGACCTTTATCAATCTCTTTTTGCATTTGCTTGTCAATCTCTTTATACTCTTTCTCAGATTGTTCAAGAATATGTTTGCGGATATATTCAATTGAATAATATTTACCAACAAATACATCCATTTGAGTTGCAAGTTGAATGCGTTGAGTCATTAACTCCTTCTCTTTTAATTCATTGAAATGATTATCAAAGAGGAAGTCATACTGTATATGCTCTTTCATCTCATCCCAATCTTCAGGAGATATGACTCCTTTCAGGATAAGTTGAGTCTTGAGTATATCGTGGAATAACTCTCCGAATCTTTTACGAAGTCTTCCGATAAACTTAGTAAACTTAAGTTCGTCACGAAGAACTTCTGTTGTCTTACCTAGATTAAATCCTTTGTTATCGTCTGTAAGACGTGATGGAGGTAGGTTTAAACTGTTGTATAGTTTCTTTTTAAAATACTCTACATCCTTAAGTTCACCTAAGTTTTGACCAGCTGGTAATGTAGTGATCTCAGTTCCTCTACCACCCTCTCTACGTGGTAACCAGAAGTCCTCAAGCATACTCATATGCTTTTTGTCATCACGGATTTCACCAGTGCTTGCATCGTAAACTAACTTGTTACGATAACGTGCCATTACATCACGTAAGTATTGTTCTGCCTTTACTTTTGGAAGATTACCTACATCAATATAGAATATTCTTCTCTCAGGAGCACGAGATAATCTGTATATAACAAGAGCATCTTCAATCATGCGGAGTTGATTAAGAGACTTAATCGCCTTGTGCATAAAACTAAGATGCATTCTTTTGTTTAAATCTTGTAGTCCAGAAGAACAGAAAGCAATTGAATCAACTGCCATCTTAATTCCTTGTGAGTTAGACATATCTCCCACAGGACCCATTGCACCACCCCTTAAATATCCTCTTGGGTTGTACAAGTAATAGTCAATATAGTTACCCCATTCATGCTCTAGAGCACTACCTTTAATTGCTCTTGAAATATTGGGATCCATATTAGTACCCATCTTTCCAAGTTTCTGTCTTACCTTACGCATTTTCATTGCGTCTACGTAACGTAATTCAGTAATACCTTGTTTAGGATTATCTAAATCAACTACCTTATGATAAAAAATTCGTCCGTCAATGTACCACGAACGAACGATTTCATGAGCACGATTATCAAAATTCATCAATCTCTTGATGTAATCAAACTCATCTCTTACTTTTCTTTTAACGCCAGCACCAACATCTAGGTTCTCTAGGTTGATATCAACGCAACTATCGTTGTTGTCAGAAACAACAAACTCATTCACTATCTCGTCAACAGCAGAGTCCACCTCTGGATGAAGTGCCATATCCCTATATCTACGGATAAGCTCGTACTCATTCCTTGCAGTGGCATCTGTATCTACGTATGTTCCAAAATAACCGCCAGCTGCAATAGAGACAGGTTCATCAGCGAGAGGAGGTACTGGTGATTGACCTTTCTTTTCTGTCTTGCGGTTAATTTGAAAGCCAAATAATTGACCCATTACTAATTAAACTAAGTGTTTCCTACTGTTATTTATAGGATAGAAATTCCGCTATCTCCAGCAGATGTATCACTATCATCTCCAACAGTCCAGTAAGAATACTGAAATTCAACTGAAAATTCTTCAATCTGATCGTTACTATCATATGCAAGATCAATAGCAGATGTGCTTATTGGGAACGCATACCATAACTTATATGATCTTAGTTCAGAACCTGCGGGTGAGTTATCTTTCTCAAGTTGTCTGATAACAACTGAACGACCATATGCTGTAGGATCTTGGATAGCACCTGTGTTTGCTTTATGTGTATTGATCTGGTTCAACCATTGCTCAAAGTAAGCACGAGATTTCATCTCTTTATCATTGATGAATGTTGCTGACCAGTTATCAAATGTTCTGTCTCCAGCAATCTTAACTGTTCTTCCTCTGAATGGAACTTCAATTACACCAATGTTTGATGCAGGAAGAGCAGCAGATTTACACATGTATGAAACTAGAGTTTGATCAGCCTCAACTGAACCAGGGAACGTAATGTCCACCTGAAACATATTGGGTCTGACACCCTGTTTAACCTGTGTTAAAAAGCTTGATACGTTGCTTGTAATTGCCATTGTTTTAATGTCCTCTTCTTATATATTTAACGAATTAGCGTCCAATGACTTCACTGAACGA